TCAAAACAAGGATTCCCCACTACTTCAATCGTTGAAGGCATATATTGAATATTCTGCAATCTGTTGAATATAGGAGTTGCTATATTGGTTAATTGAGCATCTGTCTTTCCATATACAAGGAAATTATTTTGAATGACATAGCAGTTAGTTCCTGTACCTACTATCTTGCCTATATCATCTTCTTCCTGCCTTATCTGCAACTTATCTATCTTTGCGGTCACAAAGTCCTCATAATCACAGTTGATATAAGTTCCGTTTTCCCCAACGAGAGTTACTCCCTCTCCATCACTCGGGTATAAGTCCTCACTCGGGTATAAGTCCTCTGCTGGATAAAGCGTAGGAATGAGATTTTCAAGATAGATATAATGGAATTTACCATCTCTCCCTATATGACCGAAACAAGCATTGATCTCACATATCTTTGTAATGACATCACTACCACTTAATCGTTCTGCATCAAAGGTTTTCTCAACAGTCATTGTGTCGTTGATTAGTGATATAGACTCTTGTTCAACTCCAAAATGCGTAAAGAAACTATCTCGGAATTGCTTTAAAGTGACAGTTGAATCTATTTGAGGAAGTACGGCATTATACCAATCAATGACATCTGATTCTAATATTGTCTTTAATACATCATAAGCAACAATATCTTTATATCTTCTATCCGCAGTCCTTCTATCAGAATCAATGATGTACTTACCAATCTGGAATATCTCTCCCCCTTGCGGTTGGATTGATACAGTTATCTCTTTTCCAATCAGTGATTGTGCTGTATAACCTATACGGAATTTCACTTGTGAAGCACAACAAGAACCAAGTACGATGTTTTCTTCATCACAGAGAGTCTCAACTATCTCCAATGACTCTGATACAATATCTGAATTGCGAAGAGTTACATTATCGTATGAAATTGTTATCTCTTTCGGTAAGCTGTCTTGCTGAAACAGCTCTTTATCTGCATAATCTATCATAATTAGTAGCTTATAAATGCGAACCTTACCGCATCATATTGAATCTTGTTAGCGTCTGCATAGTACATCTGTGGCTTTATGTCCGGCATATACATATCGCAAGATACATAATCATCAAGTTCAGGAATGTAGATCGTGCAAATAGCTTTTCTCTCAACTACATTTGTAAACTGCGAATAGATATTTGACATAAGCTGACTGAATGTTTTGTTATTCATCATTGCCGGGGTCTCAAACTCACATTTATACCCGTAATGCTCAAGTGCGTTTCTGTGAAGTTCTCCGTTAGCGTCTACATAAGAATCAAGATCCGTCACACTCTTATATGCGCTATATGAATCAGCCCTTATAAGCGACAATGGAAATGTATAATTGCCAATTTTGAATAAATATCCTGCGTATGCCATGTATTTTTACCCACAAAAAAGGAGACTGCCTAAGCAATCTCCTAATATCCGCTATAACGGATGAACTACTGTGTATTTCCAGTTATTCATAATATTATTCTATCACGGGATAATGTTTCTTTTTCCACCTTTTAATGAATGACCCCTAATTCGTCAATGGTTCCATAAAAAATAACCCTCCTATGCCTAAATATTAGCATAAGAGGGTGTATTTTTCCATAGACCATTAAGCAAAAGCTGAACGACCTGTCATTTTCCGATATTCGTTATCTGACGATCTTACACTTTTGTATAGATCATTCTTTGAGATACCGAACTCTTTTTGAAGTATGCCTTGCAATAATTGATTCTGTTGGCGGAGTAATTGTATTTCTTCGCTTGATGTCTGCCTTATGGTATCTGATATTCCCGTGATTTCAGCACCACCGGCAACCGTTGTTTTTCCGCCGACAGTACCCAATATCTCCGCTCCGGCTTCTCCTGCAAAGAATAATGAACCTGTCTCCGGGAAACCACCTTGCGCATACCAATCTACAGATAACTTAGGTAATTTAGTAGGGAAATCCAATGCTTCAAGGACACCTTTAGCCCATTGAGGAGCTTCTATACCGCCCTCACTATCCCATTTAAAGTGTGGCATTTTTATATTAAAGCCTCCCTCAAAGAGTTCAGATATTTTAGTCCATATCTCACTCGCTTTATCCCATACTTTAGCCCAAAAGCCATTTTCTCCATAGATGTTTAAGCCTAAATCAGTGAAAAACTTCTTGCCGTTTCTATATATTTTAGCCCATAATCCCTCATTTGGATCGTAGAAGAAGTTTCCAACCTCTCTACCTTTGTTCCGCACCTTCGCCCAGAATCCATTCTCTCCGTAGATGTCTAATCCTAAGTTGGTAAAGAAATCTTTACCATTTTTATAAATTTTAGCCCATAATCCCTCATTCGGATCGTAGTAGAAATTTCCAACCTCACTGCCTTTGTTCCGCACCTTCGCCCAAAAGCCATTCTCTCCATAGATTGATGAACCTAAGTTCTTTGTGACTTCTTCGCCTTTTTTGTAAAACTTTTGCCAGAATCCATCTTGTCCATAAATGTTGTTTCCGACTTCGTTCCCCTTATTCCAAAGTTTAGCCCAAAAACCATCTTCGCCATATATTTTAGTTCCTAAATCAGAAATTCCTTGCCCCATTTTAGCCCATACACCGTTTTCAGTATCGTACCAAAATTGAACATTCTTATCATTTTTCAAATCTTCTCCCCAGGATTGCATTGCACCTTTCAACAAGTCAACATCGGTATAGCAATCCCAAATAGCCGTACCCAAGTCTTTAAACATTGTAAAGACTCCGCCAAACTTCTCATAATCTCCGTAAGCACTGGGATCTAAAAACTGTGAATCTGTCAACATTCCTATGGATTCACCTAATCCGAGTCCTGTTCTTGCTCCGAGGATCGTTGCAAGTATCGCAGCAATACCACCAACTCCGGCTTTAGATGCGCCTGAGGCTGAACCTGCCACAGCATTAGCGGTTTGTGACTTAATAAGCGAACCATCAGCCAACGCCACAGCTAACATATCTCCAAAGAACCCTTGTATTCCACCTATTCCCGTTATTTTTGGTGTCACTGATACATCGGGAGTAATAGTAGTTCCACTAAGTGCCTTTTCAAAAGCCTTAGTAAATAGTGTCTTAATGCCTTCACTAAAAAACCATTTTCCAACACCTGACAGTGTTGCGGAGAGTAACTTAAACTTTAATGCCTTGATAAGAATAATTCTTGTATCCCAATCAAGGTTAGAAATAAATTCAGCAATCGTTGATACTATTTTTTTGCCGTCAATACCCTTAATTTCTTTATCTTTATCTCCGAATAATGCAGTTTTGAATATCTTCCATATACCATCAACAAGATTGTCAACAGTATCAGCCATATCCTTTGCGTCGATATTCTCAAAGAAATTATTGACAAAATCAGCGATATTTCCGCCAACCTGCTCCCATTCCAGAGTCTTTGTAAAGGTTACAAGCCAATCAAAGCCTAAGTTTATTCCCTCTGCTAAGAATTTACCAAAGGCACCGCCAAGAGTCTCCTTTGCTTCGTCAGGTTCAAGAAGTCCGTTTATAAGATTAGCAAATCCCGAAGCGTTAAGTTTAACCTTGCCTGATATATCTTCCCACTGTATTGCGTGGAATCCTTCAAGGATCTTGTCTCTTATGCGCTCCCCGAGTTCTTTCCATGACTCAATATCACTTTCAAATACTCCGGGAACTTCCTCAAATCTTATTCCACCACCTGTAGCGCCACTTGCACCGGCAGATAAATCTAAGCCGCCACTGCCACTTCCACCCTTATTGGGAGAAGTGAGATTGTTTAGTTCATCAATGGCTCTTAATTGAGTATTGAGTTTCTTTGCGTTTCCTGCTGCGTCTCCGAGATTGTCGGCATAATCAGACATTTCATCTTCCATTGATATGCCGACATCATCTAATTTAACTTGCCAACCTAACAACTTTCCTACCGCATTCATTCCCTTTTCTGCAAGTCCGAGGAATGTGTTAAGGAAATCTCTGAATCCAATAAGAACAGGCTTAAAGATATTTATAAGCCCCGAACCCATTTTTACACCTATCTGGGTTATAAGTTGGCCTATATTTCTTATTACATTCGCCCAACTATCCGCAGTTATAGCAAAGTCATTCATTACCTTGCCAGAATGTGCCATAACATATTGATAACGGAGCATAGTCTTTTCAGCTTGCGCCATGGACTCAATATCAGCGTCAAGCCCCTCTTTTAATGCCCATTCTTTCAATGTTGCATTGGTAAGGTCAATACCATAAGCTCTCATAGGTCTTGTCTGACCTGTGAAAATAGCTTCAAAGTCTTTCGCAACATCTTCATAGTCAACATCATAGAATGAAGCGTAGTCCGCTACTAATTTAGTAAGATTTACAGACATATCCGCTGTAGACTTGCCCAAATCTTCATAACTATCTGCAACACCTTCTACTATGCGCTTTTGACCTTGTAATTCATTATTGAGATACTCATTTGCTTGTGCTACCTGCTTATTCGTTAAGCCCATAGCCGATCCCATAGCCTGGAATCTTGAAGCAAACTGTTTAGCAGAGAGTTCAGCCATACCAAAATTCATAATGGCTGTGTCAGCAAAATCCTCTAATACTTTTTTTTCCTCACCAAATACGGTTGCAACAACATTTCCTACCTCTGTTAATTTAGAAGCATTCTCTATTGCACCGCCAATACCTCTAAACGCTCTTATAACAAGGAAATATGAAGCGTACAGTTTTCCAAACATTGACGCAAGGTTAAAGGTTTTCTTTTGAACCTTGTTGAATGAAGGTAATGCCGCGCCTATAGCTCCACGAAGCATACTTATTCCCGCGGATGACTGTTGCGTACCTTGTCCTGCCGACCTTGACGCAGTTGCTAACTGTGCCATTGCTTCAGCAAGCCTTAAAGTCTCCTGTGATACTTGTGGTGCCTTTGAAACCGTTGATACAAGATAATTAAACGACATAGCCAGATCAGGAATATTTTGAATAGCTTGTGTTGCATACTTTCCACCCATCTTAGACAATGAAGCCGCTAATTCAGCTAATCCGGGAAGTGACGGTACTTCCTTAATTTCGGATAATTCTCTTAATCCTCTCGCTATCTCAGGGAGTCCTTGAGCCCTTCCCATAGCCTTTGAACCCAATTTAGAAAGTCCGTCAGCCAACACATACAGGTCTCCACCAAAATTAGGTATATTGACCGTTTCAAGTGCTTTAAGGCTACTTGCAAGAGCCGGAAGTGTCTTACTCGCAGTTTCTACATTGCTTCCTGTAAGTTTCCCTAATGAACTTGCAAGAGCGGTTATTCCTCCGAACTGTTCAGCTCTTATATTGACACCGGATAAAGACGATAAATCAAGATTCTTTAGGTTTTCCCCCTGTGATACTAATTTACCTATCGAATTTGTAAGTGCCTTTAGTCCCTCGGAATTTACATTCTTACTTGCATTCGCAATGGAATTTAATCCACTTGCTATGTTGCCAAGACCACTTATATTCTGCGTTTGTGAAAAATTAGTAAGATTCTGTCTGAGGGTGTTTAGGTTTTGTATCAAAGAAGTAATTGCATTTGAAGCCTGTCTGCTTGATCCCGATATTTGTATGTTGAGTTGTTCTATATCCGGCATTTCTTTTCTCCTCATAAAAAAAAGCGGTGAGGACTATTCCCCACCGCCTTTTGACTTCTCAAACCTTTCTTGCATACCAGCAAGCATAGCAAACAGATTGTCTATCTGCTTGTTCTTCTCTTCTTCCGTCAAAGGACGGTTCTTTTCTTCAATTTCTGCTAATATGCTCTTGCTCCTATACGGAGTCGGTTTAGTGTTCTTTTTCCTAAAAGCATTTGACAAGGCAGTAGATACCGCTTCATAGGTATATTGTCCGTCAAATAATGCTTTTTCATCTTCTATCATTCTGCGGTTTTTGTAGACTTTATCCCAATCCCGCAATTCCACCAATGTAGAGTGATAAAATTCCTCTCGGCTTACACCGATTGTCATATAATGTATGCGAATATCATCTACGAATTGACGCCAGTTTTCGTATTCTTTCTTGTCTTTGCCTTCTTCTTCGGCTCTTCCTTCTTCTCCGGCTCGGTTTCCGGCTCTTTGGTCTTGAACATCTGACTTAATCTCTGATTCAAGCCGGTTTTCTCGAAAAAATTATCTTCGGCAATCAGCTCCATAAGCTCATTGTAAACATCATAGAGAGTCTTGCCCTCATTTTCTTCGAGATAAACATACAACAGATCAAGTGCATCATCCTTTGCCTTTATAGTACCGTCTCCACGCCTTGTTCCGTGATACTCAAGAAGTGATGCATAGAACAGTGTTACAGTCTCTTCCGTTGTATTAGAAATGCTCTTTACCAGCTTATCGAGCATACCGTCAACATCGTTCATTTCTGCTGCCCCAAGAGTCTTTCCAAAAGCCATAAACTCATTCATTATCATTTCAGTACACTCACTATAGAGTGATGCCATGATATTAAAGGTAAGTGTATATTCCTTACCGCCTATCGTAATTCGTTTCATATTTTATTTCCCCTTTCCTTACGATAATAGGGGAAAGGCAGCCCGAAAGCCGCCTTCCCGTTTTTCTTATCCGTTCTGTTGCTCAAGGAACTCTTCAATAATGTCTGCTTTTAGAGTCTTGGTTATTGTATAGCCTAACTCCTCGGCAAGTGCTTCAATCTGTGCGATTGTCATATCTTCAAGTTCCGATTGAGTATAAGTGGTTGCTGTGTCCTCGCCCGGATTACCACCATTACCCGGACTTATTAGGGGTTTTCCACAGGCTCGATTGCCGTAGACTGTCCCTTGTATTCTCCGATAGTGAATACTACATCAATCGTCTGAAGTTCATTCTGTCCGAACTCAGGCATAGGAAGAATCTGCGGAGGTGCTGCAACAACGAAAAATGCCTTATCGTTGTTAGGAGACCATACCTCAAACCATGTGTTAAGGGGTGTCGTTGCTGCCTGTCCGGCGTTATAAGCTGCGATCATAGCCTCAAGCTGTGCTACTACTTCGGAAGTTGTATTGAATGTTACGCTCCATTCTCCCAATTTGTTATCTTACGGCTTTTTATCCGTAATTCTGCATCATTACAATGCAGTTCAGCATATCTTTTCACCACGGTTTCCCGTGTCGCTCGATGTCGCGGTCTCGTGGGGAGATTATATCTTTTCACTCCCTATGCGTTGCCCCTGACTATACTTTGTATAGCCTTCGGTTCTGATTATCGTTGCAAACGATTTTCCAGCTTAATACCGCAATAATTATCCGTTGTTTACTTAGCGACTTCACAACGGACGGCAGTTATGATTACTTCGCATTTATTACGCAACCATAAGTTTACCGGAGTCCTGGCGTCCAGGCACATATCTTGTAACAAGATCTTCAAGTGCTGATGCGTCGATAGTCTCAGTTGAAAGCTCGATACCCGAAATTGAGTTACATCTCTCAAGCCACTTAAACGCTGTCGGCTTTGTGCCTGCCGTGGTTTCTACTGCGTACGGTTGTGTTATCGTAAGGCTCTTTATCCTTACTTCTATGGCATTACACCATAGCCCAGAGTACCTTTTTACCACATCCTCTGCGGATGTATCGTCCGATAGCGGAGTCTCTTGGAAAGATTATATTCTAATGTATCTCAACATTAGGTTCACTTCCTACTCGTTGCGGTTGACTATGCTTTTAAACATAGCCTTCACACTCGGATTGCGCTTGCAAAGCGTTTTCCCGTTTAATTCTCCACTTATCCACCATAGCCTACTTGACGATTTCGCTATGGGCGGCATATTAGCAACTTCGCATTGATTACATTGCTAATCTTTTACCGAATTTTACGCCAAGAGTCGAAAGACCTGCCTGTTGTACTGCCATTTTAAAATCCTTTCTACCCTATAACTATTAAGGGTGAGCGACTATTCTCGTATGTCTGAATAGCCGGTGCATTGTTTTAAGTTGCTATATCGTCGCTATTCCCGATTAGTCGTGTGCATCTAATCACACCCCACGCAATCTTATCCGTGGTCTGAACTATTGGCATAGCGGAGATATTAAAGTGTAGACGCTTCATTTCCAATGTTGCGTCAGTTAAGATATTTCTGCAATCCTGCTCTGTGGTATTTACCCACACTTGAATTTCAATCGTACATCGGATTGCATTTACAGTTTCATTTGTCAGGTCTTGCCCGACTTCCAAAGGTTGCAATTCGTGAAGATAAAGCGTAGGAAATTCAGCCGGAGTTTCATTCTCATTCCTTGTGGTACACTTCAAGTCTGAATATTTCTTTTTAAGCATATACTCAACTTGTGTAAATACCTTACTTTGAATTTTAGAAAACCAATCATCCATTGCCGAATACCTCTTTAGCAATATCATTTATGCGTTCCAACATCTCAATCGTAGCCGTATACATAGGCATTATTGCTTGCGTACCATAAGACCTTACCGCGTCGCCGTTTTCATCTCGATAATACCAATAACCGGGATTTGGCACATGGGTTTGTCCTGGAAATGTCCCAGGCCCCATACCAAACTCATTAGCTTTTGGATTAGGACTTGTGCTACCATTAAAACGATTACCTGCGCCGAACTCCCATGCTAAGTGTGGATAGAATAATCTTCCGTCAGCGGTTTCTCTTGGCTTACTACTGATTGATACAACACCTTTAATTGTTTCTCCGTCAACTTCAAACTCAACATTGAAATCTGCGTCTCTTTCCGCATCTCCTTGCCCTTTAGTAGCAAGTGTCATCATTGCGGCATTTACGCCTATATCTGCAAGCCTACGAATAAACTCATTTAACTTGTTGTCAAGGCTATCTCGGTACTTTTCAAGTTCTTTGATAACCTTATCTATTGACTTTGAATTGTTGATAGAGATATAAAGCCTTTTCATACAACCTCTGCAAGCAAAGCCTTAAAGAAGTGTCTTCCCGTACATTGAATACCAATTACTCGGTAATCAGCGGAGCTTTCATCAACCTTACCGTCTATATATTCGATTTCAGACTCTTTCCATATAAGATCTCCTACGGCAAAATCGTATTCGTCACGCTTGAATGTCATTTTTGCCATTCCTTGCGCTTCACTTCCAAATGCCTGTAGTTCGTCCTCTGTCAAGTCTCCCGTTATAGAGTTCCAAAACTCGGTGGGATCATCATATCCGGCAGGAGTTTCGCCTACTTTTCGAGGTACTACCTCTCCGTCAGGCATTGTGTCGTATATGATGTTCCCATCTTCGTCTCTGTCATACAACGGTTCACCGTCATGGTAATATGCAACATACATTTTCTGTTTGACGCGTCTCGGAGTCCTCATAGGCACCTCCTAAACTTGTGCAATGGGAAGGACACCATCGAATAACTCTCTACGGTCTGAATATATGATATTCTCACCGTCTGCCGAATAGTTATCCTGTCCCTCTGCACCAATCTTTGAATAATCGTACATTGCAAGAGCCTTTATCTGAGTATAGTAATTAGCCATATCTGACTCTTTGAACATATCGCTATAAGATGACGGATAATTCCTTGCGGCTGCCACTTCACGGATTGCGCTTTTAACCTTTATTGTAAGAAGTTCCTCACTGAAACCCTCTTCGTTCTGTAATTCAATTTTGAGATCGTCAATGATTTCAGTTTGTAACGCTTCGTACATATCAATCCTCCATTGCCCCATTAAGCAACTTCTTGATCTGGTTTCCGCTCATTTCCTCGGCATCTGCTACGCCAAAGTCTTTGGCAAGTTCCTGTAATTCTGCCGTGGACATCCTGTTGATTTCGGTCTTTGAAAGTCCGCTTGATTTAACCTTATCATTAAGGCTAACCTCTGCAGGTTTCTCAACCTTATTCTCAACAACAGCGGGGGCAGCCGAAGCCACCCTCGCCTTAACATTACGTCTTGTCATCATACCCATAAGGACACCCCCTTATGATGTAGGAGTAGCGATCTTAATGAGCTTGTTAGCGTCATAAAGATAAGGTGCAAAAATGTTGCTACCCTTGATGTAGTTCATTTCAGCAAGGATGTCGCGGTCAAACTCTACAAGAGTGTTTCTCTTGTGGTAGATACGAAGTGCGCCGGGCTTGATGATGTACGCTGAATCTCCAACGGTAGTTTTCTCGTAGTATGTAGGAAGCCCTGCTGTGGTAGGCTCTGCTACTGAGGTGTATACGCCTGCCGCATAGGTGTAGTAAGTCTTGCCGGAAACAACGGAAGTATCAGTGGTCTTGTTGTACTCGTCGTGAGACTTTACTCTGTTGGAAGGTACAATCTGGCATCCATGTACCATACCAACAGTACCGCGGATGATAATGTCTGCACCGATCTCAGTGTTAGGAATCCAATTCTTTGACTTACGAAGTCTTGCATAGAAAGCGGGAGTAACAAGGATTGCCTTTGCTCCGTCGATGTCCTCTCCGAACTCGGTAAGCGCATCTGCAATACCCTCAGATGCGTCTGTTGCTGCTGCGATTGTTGCGGTCTTGGTTGCTCTGTTGTTTACATCACGAAGAAGTGCTGAATCAACTCCACTACCGATAGCGGTAACAATCTGCTTAACTGCCTCGTTTGCTACGTCTCCGGCACCTGCGAGAATTGCCTCGTCGGAAATCTCAACTGCCTTACCGATCTTAGAAACCTTAACCTTGGTTGTGCTTGTGGTAAGCTGTGAAATAGGAATGTCCTGTCCCTCACCTACTGCAACCGCATCACCGATATAGCCGAATGAAGGAAGAGTAATCTCGTCTCCGGGCTTTCCTACAAGGGTGTTGTCGATAGTTGCGAGGGGTGCAAGTGTGATGTTGTCTACGAGCTTGCTGTCAATAAAATCGGCAAGAACCTCGGGATCAACAAGGTTTGCTAAAAGTGTTGCATTTACGCCTGCTGCCATTTTAAAGTCCTTTCTACCCATATCTTTTGTGGGTTAGCGGCTATCCTCTAAGCGGATAGTCGGTGCTTTGTTTATAGAGAAATAAGCCTGTTATATTCAGCCTCGTTCTCACGTTTCAGTTTTGTAAGTTCGACAGGAGACATCTTACTGAACTGCTCCTTGGTGTATGTTTTACCGTTGCCGGTGCCTGCATTTAATTCAGGTCTTGATGCAAGGAAAGCTGCTTCGTACTCCTTTTTCTTGCGTTCATCAACCTCTTTCATGATCTTAACCTTTGCGTCAAAATCATTATCTGCCTCTGCGATAGCAACCTTTGATGCTTCTTCCGCTGTCCAGCCCATCGCAAGATAACTCTTCTCGATCTTATTGATAGTGTTCTCACGCATAAGCTGTTGGAACTGTTCTTCCCTCTGGGCCTCTTTCTCAGCCTTTTCCTCAGAAGCCTTTTCAACCTCAGATAAAGATTCGCGGTATTTCTTTTTAAACTCCGCTGCTTCGGATGAAGCCTTGTCTTTTTCCCTCTTCAACTTTGCAACCTCATTCATCAAATCCTGAATAGTAGGCTCCTTGGTCTCGGGTTTTGTCTCCGGCTTCTTCTCTTCGGGCTTTGTTCCCTCAGTCCCAGTGCTCTCGGGTGTCTTTGTCTCTTCTGCCATATTTAATTTCCTTTCTGCATTTTATGTCTGCACGACAATGTTCTTTTTACCGATTTTCTCTATCGTTTGCGATTACGTTTCCCTACGGGGTTTATGGCTTTTCCTTGCCAATATAAAAAACCACCTAAAAGGTGGCTATTTTCTTAAATATTTGACTACACATCTGCAATTCACAAGTTCCTCTGGACTGTCATACGCAAGATCATAGTCTTTCGGAAATCTCATTAAAGTATTTCCTACAACAAAGTAATCTCTAATAGGAATAGCTTGTTTTTTCACCAATCTATGTGTCTCTCTTACTTTGTTGTCACGCTCTGTTACCCATTTCTTGTGGGTAAATCCGCTTTCTATGGCTCTTTTATAGTCCTTATAGTTAATTGTATCGTTTGCGCTGTTCTCGGCATTAAATAAGGCTCTATCCTCGGATAAATACCATTCCTTATCAATGTTCCTTTGTGTTGCATCAATAAAGTTTTCTGCATAATCTGAACAATATTGCTTTAAATATTCATCAAGAACAACATATCCGGCGATTACAGCCGCCATTCTATCATCAAGCCTGCGTCTGATTGCGTCATAATCTATTGCACCAAACTCTTTGTATGTATCAATCTCATACATTGAATCAAGAATAGCCTCATACGCATCATCAGTGAACCTTAACCGTTCTTCTATCTGACTATCGGTCAAGTCCATATCGCCAAAGTATCTCTCTGGCGATACAGACACATTATTCAGTTCATCAAGGGTTCGTATTGCCATCTGTGTTCATTCCGTCTATAAGAGGACTATTGCCTATCTGATTTACAGGATCACCGGACTGTGGTTTAACTTCCTCAATGCCAAAAGAACTCTGTTGATACTGTTCAATAAGGTCTTTACTATCAGCCCATACCTGTGCCACATCATCGAAGAAATTCACGGACTTTAATGCGTGAAGTCCGTTTACTCCGTGACTGATTAGGGTAGCCAACGCCGTGGTTTTGACCGTCATTTCATAAGTTTTCTGCCTTGTAATATTTGGCTTTACGTCCATATAACGCAGTTTTAAAAGCGGACTATCATACGGAAGTTTAGGGTTTTTGTTTATTGCCCTTAAAACAACTTTAACTTCTTCCATTTTTGAACCCTCTGTAAGAAGCTGTTGTTTACAAGCAACTTGCTCCGCAGCGCTCCAACCTGTCGCATCACTCATTGCAACACCCGTTGAGCCGCCAGAATCGTCATTACGACAAGGTGTATAACATCTCTGTAATATAAGCGCCCTTGCGGTTAAATAGGTGTTGTTAAGCCCGTTATAATCGTAAGCCGAACCCAACGGCTTTATAAACGGAGTCTTGCCGTCCCTTGTCGTTTTAGTCCGTACCCAATCATTTGACTTGGGTTTTTCTATCTCATCGGTAGGGTTTCCGTCAGCATCTTTCTTGTGAGGGAACTCTACATCGTTAGCGTGCCAAATCTGTTGACATTCTTGGTCTACATCATTGCCTATATCCGATAAAAGAAGATTAAGCCTGTTCATCTCGGGGATTTCACGTTCAAATACTCCCATTCGGTCTTTAGAACGCTCATACTCGATAATTGGTATCATTCCAAGCGGATTGTATTCTCCACTTCTCTCTGTCTGCCCCCACATAGTTTTAGTCTCTGTACCATTCTCGACTTTCATTGAGGTAACTTCAAATCTTCTATCCTTAGAAAATGCGGTATAATGTTCTACCCCGTTATCATCAATGCGTCTTGATACGCCTAACATCTTCCTATGATCTGCATATCTGCTGGATTTAACCACAAACGCATGACAAGGGCTTAATGTCTCATACTGAAAGTAGGAATCACCCTCGGCAAAATCTGTTTTAATATCTACATAAACAAAGCCTATTCCGCATATTTCTATAAATCTGCCAAGTTCAGATTGCTTAGCTCCGGCATTTTCGGCTGAATATCCCTCATTGAGTAGTGCTATAGCATCTGTCTCTTCGGAATTTCCACTATCCTTTGTTCCACGCTGAACAAATGTAATAATATTGCCCCAATGATAGCCTTCTTTAAACTCTGATATTTCGTGGGCGACATTATCAATCGTCTGCACGTCAATATCAGGCCTTACAACTTTCTTCCTTGTAAGTGGTTGATTGCCTGCTTCAAAATCAAGTAATTCCTGACACTTGAAAGAGTTTGCCTGGAAATAAGGAAGTGCATTTTGGATAATCTGTATTACATTTTCACTTGTTACACTCTCAACATCGGTGTAAATGATATTGCGTCCAAATTGCATGTTTCAGTCTCCATTAAGGCTCTTCTGCTGTTCTAATCTTCACAGTTATCTTTCCTGCGCCTACAAGTGACCACGATACAACAGGCCTTGCGGTAAGGTCTGATTCCACACCCTCATAACCCTGGGAAATAAAGGTTATAATTGCCTTATCTGTGGTAGAATCCACAACAGAAATATTTACATCATCGGTGCTTAATGCCGAAATAAACTCTAAAAGTGTCATAATGTATCTCCTTTTCACTTAAAAAGAGCGCCACCAACCCGGTAACGCTCTAACTTGAAGGAATTGAAAAAATGAGTCAAGCCTACTTCTATGCTTTTCTACTATACATAGTATAAAAGAAAATTATTGCCAAAATTCCACCTTTTTTATCTTTTACCCTTTTCTTTATCTAAAAGATAGAAAAAGTATCTTCTTCGGTTGTAAAAAGCCGATTTACTCAGTGATAAATTATCATAACTTATCAGATAAGTCACAGAAACCTCATAACAAGCCGATTTTATGATTGCCACCCAAAATTCGGGATCTGCTTCTTTTGCCACCCTTTCAATAAGTTCACAGTTAGAAATATTATCCGATAGTCTTATGGCTGCGTCCTCTGTTGGGTTAGACTTATTATTTGTTTTACTTTTTGGTTCCGCTGAGTAGGAAATCCCCTTATTGAATGAATAATTCTTTATTTCCTCTTTCCACTCTGGGTACTGCTCACAGAATCCGCATAGTTCCTTGTATCTTTTTGGACTTATATTGAATTTTCTTAAGTATTTCCCCTTATACACTTCCTGTCTCCTTTTGCTTTACCTCTATCAGTTCCTTTAACCTCTCAACCGTACATAATGCTTCTTCAGGCTTTACACCCTCATAGACTACCTTTCCCTCACTGTCAGATATTGTCATCCTGTTCCCGAATATCTGTATCGCCCATTTCTTGTGTACTACTCTCATAAATGATCCTCGCTATATGCTCTCCTATCCTCTCTATGTTGTCCTTTTTTATAAATTCTCTTAGTTTCTTGTCGTTCCTCTTACGCTTTCGGCCTACCCAATATTGCTTATCTTCATAAATCTCCAGATATGTGCATTGCTTATCCAGGCACTTGTGGCATCTGATGATTTTTACCGATAAATACCCTTTGTGCATCGGATTGTGACAATAGGCAACGGCATTTTCTTTATTTGGTTGACCCTTTAAATAAGCCATATTGTCCCCTAAAACAGACTTGACATTATCTCTGCCGTTGATACACCGCTTCCCTCACGTTCAAAATCAACAAGGCCTGAAAGTGAATCTGGTGCGTCGTCATGTGCGCGCTTTTTCATATTTAGCGAAAAACTAAATAGGTTCTGCATAAACTTTCTGTATTGCGCATCTCTCTGCGTAACCTCTTTGAAATACAGTTTTCTAATATCCTCTGCGTTATCCCATATTCTTTGCTGCTTCCGTTTAGTAACAGGTGCATAATCTGTGGTTATATTGCATACATCCTTGTATTTTTCTTCCCTTAAAAGCCTTTGAATATCGTCTGCATAACCTTCACCGCCAGCGTTTGCCTCTACATGAACTTGCTTTATATGGTGTTTTTTGATTTTTGCTACCACTTGTGGCTGTGTTATATGCTTTTCTGAACTATCAAACACAACATCCACTATATATCCAACCAAATCGCCGTTTTCGTCCTCGTAATAGTACGCAACAGGCATTGATAAGTAGTCCTCTCCGCCACTTGCAACGTCTATGTGGGTTATTACCTTGATAGGCTGTCCTTCGGGAAGTTCGGTATAATAATTCATGTGTTCGGGATTAAATACCGCTCCTACCCTTGATATAGGATCTTGTTGGTATTGTGCAAACCAACCCGCCATATCGTCGTTTAACTCGTGTTTAGATCGTATTCTGCGGTAATGTTCAGTGCTAAATCCTACTCCATAGTCATAATCGAAGTTTGATTCGTCGGTATCAGGATCAAGCGCCGGTATCTTGATTACTTCAACCCGTAATTCCCCTTTGTTAAGTTCCAAAAACTCATAATAGTTAGAGAAAATATCGTGATCGTCCCAAATTGTACCCATAAGGATGAT